TAAGTTAAAGAACTTTGTTCAGATTCCATTAGACAGTTTAATTCAAAAGTTACAATATAAACTTGAAAATGTTGGGATTGAAGTAGTTATTACAGAAGAATCATACACATCTGGAACATCATTTATTGACAACGAGCAACCAATTAAGAAAAACTATGACAAGAAAAGACGTCACAAACGTGGTATGTTTGTTTCAAATGAAGGTAAGATGATTAATGCTGATGTAAATGGTGCTTTACAAATTCTTAAAAAGGTGGATAAAGATTTCTCATATTCAGAAGATATGACAAAGATTTTTAACCCAGTAAAACTTGAGATAGTATAATCTATCTCTTTAACAGTAATTCGTGAGTCATTTTGATAACGAATAATAGCTTGTTTTGAAGCTAATTCGATTTAATATTCGCAAGTATTGAATATATAAATGAATAAAACCTTTGCGAGGGTTTGGAATCATTCTGAATAGCATGGGTACAAAACTTGCATCTAAGGAAGCTAAAAAGGCACAAAGGTTTGGAATCATTCTGAATAGCATGAGTACAAAACATGTATTCTTAAAGGTTAAAATCTAATACTGCTTTTTAAATCACTCTATTTAACATAGATAAATAATAATAATAATAATAACAATAAAAACAAAAATAATTTAAAATAATCATTGACAGAACATCTATTATATAGTAATATATACTATATAAAGGATGTTCTTTTACATCTAATCACAATAAAGGGGCAAAGATATTATGAGTATTGAATTAGTAAATTGGTCAATAAAAACACACTTTACAAATGTAGACAAGAGTAGTAACCGCTCTCCTTCAAAGGCGGAAAGTTATATCAAAGTATCTAAAAAAGAAAACGTACCAGTAGTGTTTTCAGAGAATGGAAACATCTATGATTGGATAGCTAAACGAGAACTGTTACATAAATCAGATATGAAATATGTACATTCAAACAGTTTTTCAATTACTGATAAAGCATCAACTGATAGTATTGCAAACACATACGTGAACTTAATCGCTAAGAATCTTGATGGTGTTCGTGAGATTAATAAGCTAACAACATTATCTTACCAAGGTCGTGAGATTGCTGATAAGAAAGATAACGAAATTCACTATTACTATGTACCACGTTTAACGTTTGATGAAGTTATGAACACTACCGATAATGTAATCGTTCTGTTTTATGGAATTAACAACCCCATTTGGATTGCAGAGCGTTCAAACTTTGCAGAACAGAAATCAATGTGGAATGATTATATTAGAAACAATAAAGACAAAGTGTGGCTCGGTATCTCGTCACATTCACATGGTGAGTATAAAGCAATGACACAGTATTTCATGAATGAATATTCTGATATGAACATGTTGTTTGTGAATGATATTTATGCTCATGATTATGAGTACGAACATCTACGACACTTGCTAAACAAGGAACAGAATCCTAACTACGAAACGGACGGAATCTATAAAGGATGGCTCACAGTAAATGAAGTTAAGAATAGCTTCAAACAGCAGGGTGTTGTTCGAGCTAATACAGTTGATATGCTATTGGAGAATACTGTAAAGCTTTATGATACTATCGAAGAATTTGATTTAGATATGGAGAATGCAAAATATCCTAAGTTGTTTGATGATAACATCCAAGCAATCAAAGATAAAGTAAAAGAAGGATATATTGAACGTGGGCTAGATAAGCTATCCAAGGAAGAACAAGAGCCATATCAAAAGCAAATCATTGAAGAATTGAATGTTATGCAAAAGACAGGTTCAATTGACTATATTCTACTAGAGCAATACGTTAAAGAGAAGATGGCTAAAGAAGGTCGTCATCCAGGAGTGGCTCGTGGGTGTACAACAAAAGATACTCTAGTGTACACAGAAAATGGTCTTAAAAATATTAATGAAATACAAATTGGAGAAAGAGTTTATACACATGACGGCTCATTACAAACAGTATTAAATACTATGAGTTACCCAACTTACAATGATGAAAAGCTTTTCAACTTTAAGACATACTTCTCAAATAAGGAAGGCGAAACATACACTGATAACCATAAACTACTTGTGGTGAAACACGTAAAAGAAACTACTCAACATATAATTAATAATGGAAGAAAATATAGAAAACCAGATTACTCTAATAAAGAGTGGATAAGAGCAGATGAAATTGAACTAGGTGATTATTTAGTATTTCCTAAATTTGAAAGTAAAGGAAGTATGGAAAGTAATGTTATTGATATGGTTAAGTATAATGACAAAAATTATGAATATGATGAAGATTATATTTATGAAAAAGTCAATACAAACTTATTATTTAAGTATTCAAAAAGAGATGTTCACAGAGTTACAGGGGTAGCAAGAAGTACCATCAATAACTACTTGAGAAACCCTAAAGGAACAAAAGAGGAAACATTAAATAAACTATGGGCATACTTAGGTGAAGAATTTGATACCCTTGAGGAATGGAAACAGTACCTACAAGATAATCAGACGGTTACCAAGAAGATTAAAAGATATGTAAAAATTGACGATAATCTTATGTACTTGCTAGGTTTAATGACTGGTGATGGATGGTTAAACCAAAGTAAACATAAATATGGAGATGTGGGTGTATGCTTCAATGTAGAAGAACCACATGAGTATATTAATGAATTATTTACAGGTGTTTTTGGTGGTAGTAGTGCAAAACCTTTGTTCCACAAAACTAAAAAGCTTGTTCAATATAATTTTTACTCTAATATTGTAGGAACATTTATCAGAGATTTCTGGAAAGAGTACAACTACACAGCACAAACAAAATCCTTACCTAATTGGGTATTTGACTTGAGTGATGACCTTAAGAGAGAGTTGATAAGAGGACTTTATACAGCTGATGGAAGTATGCAGAAATCGAAAGCAACGTATACATCAACATCTATTAAATTAATTAACCAAATAAAACTTATTTTATCTCAATTGAATGTACCAACATCACTCGTTAAAAGAGAAGCGCATACTGGAACTGGTTTAGTTAAGAATAATGCAGTATCGTGGCAAATTTATTCTCCATCAGACTTTGTATGTACAAGTACATTCACGACAGCTGACGATGAATATGTATACAAGAGAGTTAAGGAAATCAATACCATTCAAGGTGGAGAAGATGTATATGATATAACAGTAGAGAATAATCATTCTTACGTTACAAATATGTCTGCTGTACATAATTCAAGTGGTGGTTCTGTTGTTGCGTGGTTATTAAACATTACTGACATCAATCCACTTAAACACGAACTACTGTTTGAACGTTTTATGAACAAGGACAGAATCAGTTTAGCTGATATTGATAGCGATTGGACTAACCAAGATAGAGAACGTGTTCAACAGTTCTTACTTACTCATGATAAGCTAGATTGTGCGGCTGTAATAACATACGGTACGTTTGGTGTTAAGAGTGCTATCAATGCGATTGGCAGGGGCATGGGATATGATGATAAAGAGATTTCTAGTATCACTGTTGCCTTACCTAATAACGCAGATTTTGAGGATGTACCTCGTTCTGCTTTTGAGAAGTATCCAGACTTGATGGAGCGAGCTAAAATGATTAAAGGTGTTGTTACATCTGTTGGTCGTCATGCTAGTGCAATCTTAGTATCAGACTTGAACCTAGAAGAATACATTGGCACAACAATGGTCAAAGGATTCGACTATCCAGTTACAACTATTAACATGGAGTTAGTAGAGAAAATGAAGATGGTTAAACTAGATGTGTTAGGTCTATCAACATTAGGTTGGTCACATGAAGCTATTAAGCTCGCTGGCATCCCTCGAATCCACTCACAATCAGAACATATTGATTGGAATGATTGGTCTATTAGAGATGATATTCTTTACAATGGTACGCTAACTATCTTCCAGTTGGAAGAGCAAGAACATGCAATTCAAAAGATTATGAGTGATGAATCATTGGCTCGTATTCGTGAAACATCTCCAGATATTACTGTAATTGATTTAATCTCTATTACAACTGCCGTAATTAGACCAGGTTCAGCTTCGATTATGTCGGACGTATTAAATGGTATCTCAAGAGATTATGACATCCCAGAGATTGACGAAATCTTATCAGATTCATTCGGTCACGTTATTTACCAGGAACAAACAATTAACTTGATTAAGTATGCTGGCTTTAGTGGTTCTCAAGCCGACATTATCAGACGAGCTATCGGACACAAAGATGCAGAAGTAATCAACAACTGGATTCCAGAGTTTAAGGAAACACTTGTAAACAAAATCATGAGTGATTATCCTAGCAAGGATAAGGAAGAAGTAATTGAAACTGTTGATGGTCTAGCACAGATTATCATTGACTCATCTGCTTATTCATTTAACAAGTCACATGCGGTAGCTTACTCATATATCTCATATGAAACTGCTTGGTTGCGTAAGTATCACCCACTTGAATGGTTGACTGCTGGATTCATCATTTGGAGAAACAGTTTAGATAAAGTAAACACATTAACTAAACTAGCAGACAAGTTAAATATCTCAATCAATCCAGTCAAGTTCAGATATTCTCGTGGAGATTACTTTATGGACACGGACAACAACGATATTTATGAAGGTACAGGAGCAATCAAAGGTAATAACATTAAGGTTGGTGACCAACTATACACTTTGCGTGATAGAGATTATAAATCATTTACTGACTTGTTAGTTGATATTCATGATGATTTTAGCCTATCTATAAACGGTAAAGAGTACGACAAGTTCTCTGTATTGTCTATGAGTGAAGATGAAGTTAAAGAGCTAGACAAAGATATTAAAGATGCACGAAAAGAGAATCAAGATAATGTTGTTGAAACATCTGATAAGCTATCAATCAACAAAACACAGATGTTATCACTTATTCGCTTAGACTACTTTAGTGAGTTTGGTGGAGGTAAGAAACTTGAAAAGATTTATGATAAGTTCAAGAAAGATTACAAACCAAACAACAAGACTTACAAAAACAAAGCATTGAAGTATCAAGATGTATTAGCTTTTGAACAGTCAGCTAAAGATGAGCAGTACAATATCTATGAAATTTGTGATAATCAGATGCAGTATTTAGAGCGTGTAACTATTCATGATGAATCTATTCCACCTCAATTTGCGTTTGTAGTTAGCGTAGACAAAGAAACAAAATCATACACTATGTTGACCATCCATAACATCAATAAAGGTGTTACTGTTACTGCTAAAGTTCCAGCTAAGATGTACCGTAATGTACCTACCAAGGGTGGAGATATTGTACAGGTTATTGAAAGTGAAACCAAGGGTAAAATCAAGAAAACAACTGACGGGTGGAAAACGTCAGACACGGAGAAAGAATTGTGGTTAAATTCTATTAAATATATTCGAAATACGAATAGAAAATAGTTTGACATAGCTATTTATATATGTTAGAATTAAGGAAAGGGGGTTTTATTACAGATGTATAAAGTTAATATTCAACAAGGTTATAGATTTACTACTTCGGCACGAGATGCAGAGTTAGACTTCATCGACCTAACAGACAGCTTGATGAATGCGGTTTTAGTAGATAGTGAACACGATATGGTTAATGTGTACAAGGAGCTTTATAGGAAAACAATTTACGGTGTCGTAGATACGGATTATGTAATCGTTCCTTTCTTTTATATAGATGAAGATGATGAGGACGAGGATTGGGTAAGGGTATGCTTATTTGAAACTGATATGATTGATGACGGCAATACTTATATCCTTGCGAATTTTGTTCCAGATTTTGATAATGATGTACTTGATATTTGCACAATGGAGGAATGGTATGGAGTATAAAGATATTAACGGAAACGTTATCGAAGAAGATGAGTTAGTTTATGTTACAGACCTTGGCTTGATTAAAGAGAAAGACATTAAAGACTTTAGAGGGGCTATGATTCCTTCGCCATATTACATTGACGATTTAAAAGATTATATTGATTCGAAAAACAAAAAAGGGGAAACTATTTAATGAGAGATACTAATGCAGATGTAATTAAAGCGGTATTTGACCGTATTGGCTCAACAACAAGTCGCAAAGAGAAAGAGGAAATCATTGCATCTTTTCATGATAATGATACAATCTTAGAAGCTTTTTACTTCTTGTTTAACCCATTTATTCATACAGGAATTTCACGAACAAAAATTAAAAAAACAATTAATGTACAAAAAGATACAACACTCACTACACCCAAACAAGTGTTCGACTATCTATCAAACTATGACACTGGTCGAGATGTAGACATCAAGAATGTACAAGAATATATTGAGAGTGCTGTTAACAAAACAGAAGATGGTATTAATAGAGATGAGCAACGATTCTTGAATAGCTTATTCACTAAGACTTTAAAGATTGGTGTTACTGCTAGCACAGTCAACAAAGCATTGGGTTACAAGTTTATTCCAGAGTTTAAAGTACAATTATCGCACTCATTTGACAAGTATAAAAATAGCATTCCAGCTGAGTTCACAGTTACAGAGAAGCTAGACGGGCATAGAACGCTCTGTGTGGTAGACGATATGGGATTTGTTGACTTTTTCACTCGAAAAGGAAATGACGTTCTTAGATTAACGGAGATTGAAGATTCTGTGAAAAACTGGGTTGGTAAAACTAACATTTTAGGACGTGCTACATTCAATTCTGGAGTGGTTTTAGATGGAGAAATCATTGTTCAAAAGGGTGAAACTGATGATTTATTCAATGAAACTAGCAAAATCATTCGTAAGAATGGAGAGAAAACAGGATTAGTATTCCATGTGTTCGATATTATCCCACGAGAAACATTCTTAAGCAATGACATGTCGAAACCATTACCGTATTCTGAAAGACGTAAAACTTTAGACAGCCTTTTCTCAATCGCTGATGACCAAGAATGGTTGAAACTAGTACCAGCTTTATACTCTGGTAGCGACACAGAACAAATTGAGAAGATTGCACATGACTTAATCGAAGAAGGTAAAGAGGGTGCAATGGTAAATGACAACTCTGCCAACTACCAATTTGGTAGAACTAAGTATTTATTAAAAGTTAAAGAGTTTCATTCTGCTGATTTAGTTGTTACAGGATATTTTGAAGGACAAGGTAAATACGAAGGCACACTAGGAGGACTGATTGTGGACTATAACGGAAATGAAGTTAAAGTTGGGTCTGGGTTTACAGATGAACAACGTAATGAGTATTGGGCAAAACGTGATGAAATGATTAATCGTATTGTACAGATTGACTTTTTCTCTGAAAGTACAAATCAAAACAATGACGAGATTAGTTTACGCTTCCCAACAATCAAAGGTATTCGTGAGGATAAAGATGAAAAAGATGTAAATGTTGACTAATTAATAGTTGACATATGCATCTGATGATGTTAATATTAGAGTATATCAAATATGGGGAGAGATGAAATGTTATTCAAGAAGAAGATTGTAGTATTAGATGTTGAAACTACTGGCTTTAATTCATTTGATGATGACATCATTGAAGTAGGTCTAGTAGTATTAGATGGTAACTTAGATGAGGTTGGTTCATTATCAATGCTAGTTAAACCATTCCGAGATGGAGATATTAGTTTGATTGAGCTACCTAAGAAGATTGTAGAGATTACAGGTATCACAGATGATATGATTAATATGTATGGAGAACCAGAAACATCTGTACAAAACATTGTGAAAGAGATTTGTGATGATGCTATTATGGTATATCATAATGCTGAATTCGATTCACAATTCGTTAAGAAGTGGGGTGTTTCATCTGAATTATTCTATGATACACTATCTATGTCACGAGGGTTAAACACAGAGCTTAAATCTCATAAGCTTGGAGATGTAGTTGATTACTATCATATCCAGTTAGATAATGCTCACCGTGCAGTAAATGATGCTCGTGCAACAGCTAAGTTATTTAAGGCTATGGTTGAGAAGTTTGAAGGCTCACACAAAGAGTATTTAAACACACTAGTACCATCTAAGTATGGGGTAAAATATCAACCGTCATCTAAAACAAAAATCAAGGAGGGGTAATATGTTTTCAGAAGAAAATATTAAACGAACAAAAGAGGAATTAGTAGAGTATGTAAAGGATAATGCTGATGATTTTGAGTGGAAGAATGTTTATAGTGAAGGTGAGTATAGTGGCTATTGGGAATGTAAATTCAAACAGCTATCAGACCAACCAATTAATAATGCTATGCAAGTTTTTGGTATAGATTCAACTATGGATATTATTGTAGAAACACTTGAAGATTTTTATGAAGATTTTTATAATGACTATGACGAAGATGATTATGGTTACGATGAAGATTATAATGGTTTTTATGACGAAGATGATGATGATGAAGATGAAGATGATGAATATAAAGTGTTTATAAGTGCAAATAGCCCACTCTCACTATATGAATGGATTACTTCAGATGACGTTAAATCTGATAAGCAAACAATGGGATATATTGCAAAAGCTAATGTAGAATCCGAGAACGAGGATGAGCCAGAGATTGTGAGAAGTTCTACTACATATTCATTTAGCATGCCATCTGGTAAAGAAGTTTCAGATAAAGATATGGTAAATCATCCACCACATTACAACCAAGGCAAATTTGAAACAATTGATATTATCGAGGATATTGTAAGAGGTTATGATGACCCAGTTGAAGCGTATTTAGTAGGTACAACTATTAAATACTTAGCTCGTGCGAACTTTAAAGGTGCTAAGAAACAAGACTTAGAGAAGGCAGAGTTTTACTTGAAACGAGCAATTGATAGACAACAGTAGCGATAAGTAAATGGATAAATATAGCATAGAAACATGCTATATTTATTTTTAAAAAAGTGTTGACATTATAATTAGAACAGTCTATAATAAGAGTATAAATCAATTAGGAGGAAATTAAATGACAAAGACACGGGGTTTTGAGTTAATTACAGATTACAAGGGGCATGAATACTTATTGCCAGTACGAGGTACAACAGGTTCAGCTGGGTATGATTTTAAATCTGCTGAAAGCGTAGTATTAGAGCCAGGTAAAGTTCAGATTGTTCCTACTGGAGTTAAGTCTTATATGGGTAAAGATGAGTATTTACAATTACAAATGCGTTCATCTTTTGCATCTAAAAACCAAGTAATCATTCCACAATCAGTAGGTATTATTGATTCAGATTACTATAACAACGAAGGAAATGAAGGTCACATTATGGTAGCATTACTAAACTTATCAGATAAGAATGTAGAGATTAATGCTGGTGAGCGTATTGCACAAGGGATTTTCTTAAATTATTTAACAGTAGACAATGATATGCCTACATCAGATGTTCGTAACGGTGGATTTGGAAGCACGGGGGTAAAATAAATATGTATGTAGAAATGGAAATTTGTCCAGTATGTAAAGCAAAATTAGATGCAGTAACAAACATTCATTGCCAAAGAGAGCATGGAATGACCAAGAAAGAAGTCATTGAGAAATACGGAAATATCGAATTGAAGAATATTAAGATGCCAAGATTTAAAGGAGAAGATTATTAATGAAAACATATAAAGCACGATTACGAGATGGATTCCGAGTATCACAGTTGTTACGAGAATTAGGTTATGAGTTAGACTTTATCTACTCATACGAAGATGGAGTTTACCGTTTGTTGAATGATGATTTATCTGGTGTAACAGATGCAGAAACAGTTAATAAACAGAAACAATTCAACAAGATTATTATTATTGACAACAGAACATTAGAATTGGTAGCTTATAATTTTGATGATGACGTGATTGAACAAGCTATCATTAAGTAAGTAGTGAGAGGGGCATAGCAATGCAAGATAGATTAGAAGATGTATTGGCTATCTGCACAAGGGTATTATTTTATAAGAATGGATTTACAATTGCCAAGTTTAAGTTAGCTGAATCTGGGAAGGAAGTTTCTTTTAAAGGTAACTATTATGCAATCCAAGATGTAAAATACTACATTAGTGGTAAAGATAGTCAAGACCCAAAGTACCCAGATACATACTGGGCAGATGTTGTTCGTAGAGATATTGACTTTAGCAACATGGATAAACAAGGTGTTAGTGATTATCTACACTCAATTGTGGCAGAGTCAATAGCTGATGCTATGATTGAGCAGTTGGATGACCCTATCAAGGTATTAAATGATGGAGATGTTGAAGCGCTAACAGCAGTTAAAGGTGTTGGAGAGTTTCGTGCCAATTCAATCTTAGAAACGCACATGAGCCAAGTTGACATTTCACCATTGATAACAGCTTTAAAACCTTTCAAATTAACCAATAAATCTATTTACAAGGTGTTAGAGCATTACAATAACAGTATTGACTTAGCTATTAAAGAGATTAAGGACAACCCATACAAGCTATCAGATGTGCCTGGGTTTGGTTTTATGAAGGCTGATTCAGCATTCTTGAGTAGCGAAAACTACTCACAGAGTGCCATGAAGGATAAGAGAAGAATTAAAGCATATGTTAAATACTTGTTTGAAGAAGAATTCTTTAATGGTAACACATGGATTAACGGTATGCAATTACAAGAGAAGGTTAAGAAATACATTGGTGAAGTTGATTGGGAAGATTTAATGAACCATATCAATACATCAGATGAGTATATGATAATCAAGGGTCGTAATGGTAGCAACAGAATTACAACTAAAGAGAATGCATCTTTAGAATATGATACTGCAAATATGTTAGTAGAGAGAGTTCAGTCAGAGAACAACTTTAAGATTTTGAACATTGATTCAACAATTGAGAAGGTAGAAAAGCGACAAGGGTTCGACTTTAATGATGACCAGAAAGATGCTATGAGATTAGTATTTGATAGTAACATTAGCTTGATTCAAGGTCTAGCTGGTTCTGGTAAGACAACAATGATGAATGGTATTATCAACACTTATAGAGATAATGGTTATTCAGTAATATCAACTGCCTTATCTGGTAAAGCATCTGATAACATCATGAGAGCCACAAGCAACCAAGCTAAGACATTACACTCACTATTGATGTATGGGACTCCACAACAATTCAATTTGCAAAAACCTTTGGAATATGATATAATAGTATTAGAAGAATTGTCTATGGTTGATTTAAGAATCTTCAATGCATTACTGAAAGCAATGAAGCCAAAGTCTAAGTTAATCATGTTAGGGGATAGTAAACAGTTGGAATCTATTTCTGTTGGAGTAATGAACTCAATCATCTACTCTAACATTATTCCATCATTCACATTGACTAAGATTCAACGTCAAGCACAAGGTTCAGCTATTATTACACATAGTGTTCCTATTCGTGAAGGTTACCTTAATGAGGATGTAACTGTTAAGTCCAATACTAACAAACGGTATGGAGAGTATCAAGATTTAGAGTATGTATTCCTAAACAACAATGCAGAAGAATCAATGTATAAGTACACGCTTAAACGATTTAAAGATTCTATTGAGATGTATGGTGTTGAGAATACACAGATTCTATCAGCAACAAAGAACTCTGGTAAGAACTCTACTTATCATCTAAACACAGTCGCTCAAATGATTGCTAATCCATCTAACGAGAACTTGAAGGAGTTCAAGATTACCTTTGGTAAAGATAATGAACACTACATTCTTCGTGAAGGTGATAGAATTATCAATACAAAGAACGACAGAAAAATATCAGATGTTGACGGAAATCCAATGCCAATATACAATGGTAATACTGGTAAGTTACTTAGAATTGAAGATGACGGTAAGGATTCCTTTCTAATCATTGAGATGGACGGTATTGGTACTGTAAGCGTACCTGTGAATGAGAAAGATAATAAGATTCAATTAGGTTACGCTATTACTATCCACAAGTCACAAGGTTCTACAATCAAGTCTGTAATCGTATCATTACCGTTCCACTACATGTTGAACTCAAGACAATTGCTTTATACGGCAATCACTCGTGCATCAGATTATTGTTGTTTAATTACAACACCAAAGACAATTACCTCTACACTTAAGAAGGATGCAAGCAAGACAGAGCAAGTTAATTTAGGTTATTTTATTGATATGATTTATAATAAGGAAGGGAATTTAGAAAATGGAGAATAAGAAATTTTTAGGAAATGAATATGTAACAGTCGTTCGGTATTTTGATTATGCTGGAACTTTGAAAGCTGTTGTGAAAGACCATACAGGAAAAGTAATTGTAGTTAATGCTAGTGAGCTAACTCATGTACAGAATACTGGCGATGAGGAAGTCGCAGAGAACGTTTTTGAGTCTGTTTCAAAAGCTGAAGATGATGAAGTGGTGGCTGAATCACCAGAAGCATCCTCTGAGGACACTCAAGAAACTGATGTAGAGAAAACAGTTGAACCAGAACCAGAAACTCAAACAGAATCTGATGAGTTTAAAACAATCACAGCAATCAATATTAAGACAAATGAAGAAACAGAACTAACAACTGAAGATGAGTTAGTAGACTTTGCTACTGAACATGAGTTAGACTTAGATGTAATTGACCGTGTGCTAGCTGGCGAACAAAAGACACATAAAGGTTTTGAGTTTAAATAAAAACTAATAAGCAAGCTGTAATGGCTTGCTTTGATTTATTATATGAAGGAGATTAATATTAGTATGACTAAGAAACAACCAAAGAATAACAAGCAAGATATTGTTAATAAAGAAGTTAAGAAAGAGATTGAGAAATACCGTGGCACACAATACACTTTAACGTTTGATGACGAACAAGGACATTGGGTATTTACTAAAATCTATCGTGGACACTCTGTTCCTGTTGATGGAGATGACCTAGTACAATCAGCATTGGTGTCATTACAGATTATGTCTGTAAATACAGGCGTTCCATTAGAGATGTTGGTTAAGCAAGTTCTTACTGGTCTTGAAACATGGGAGACCAATAAGTAGTATCAACACCCTAACTGTGTTAGGGTTTTTACTTTTACAAAATAATACTTGACAAATTGTATTATAAGCTGTATAATAT